CCAGGCGCCCGGCGACGATCTCGGCGACTCCGCGCTCGTAGACGCTCTCGATGGGCGGCAGACCTTCGGCCCCGGCGTGAGATTGCTGCTGCTCGTCGCCCGCGGCCTTCGCCGCATCCGGCTTCGCCTTCGCCTCGGCGTTCCTCGCGTCCTTCGTGAACATCGCTCGCTCTCCTTTTGATCGGTTGACGACGCGGAGATTCTACTCTCGCCCGACGATCTCCTGCGAAAAGAATGCGCGCGCGGTCAGGAGATTTGGTCGAAGTACCCGACGGTCTCCGGATACACGACCTCGACGACGCCGAGGCGGCCGAAGTACGTGCATTTGTGATACATCCCGTCGTACTGGATCGGCGTCCGCTGAATCATCGTCATCGGGAACCGGACTCGATCCTTGTCCTTCGTGTAGACGACCATCCGATCGAACCCGGCGCCGCCCGTCCCGATCGCTCCGCCGGCGCTCGCGCCGTTGCAGAACTTCGCCGGGAAGATGCGCAAGTTCCCCTTCCCTTCGCGGGCGAAGAGGTTGTTTTGCTCGATGTACGCGAGGATCGAGAGGTTGCCCGCGAGCGAGACCTTCTGCGTCGCGATGTACCCGTACGCCTTCGTCGGCAGGAGGACGTTCGACGGGACGATCGCGAAGGCGCTCGCGGCCCAAACGGTCGTCAGCGCCGTGTTGAAGTCCGTGAGGATCTCGTCCGGCGTCTTGTTCGTCCAGAGCGGCGAGCCGCCCGCCCCGTTCGCGACGTTCCCCGTGGACGTGACGAGCGCGTTGTTGACGAGCCCCTTCACCGCGAGCCCGACGTCCCCGAAGTAGACCTGCTCGTCCGTGTCCATCTGGTACTTCAAGTTCAGGCCCGAGAACTTCTGCTGGTCGATCGGCCGGCCGAGCTTCGCGGCGGACTCCAGCTCCAGGATCGTGTACTTCAGCTCCATCGCCCAGGGCGTCAAGACGTTCGCGATCTTCGCGACGTCAACGTTGATCCCCGTGATCTGGTCTGTCGCCTTCCCGGCCCACGCCTTTCCGGTCCCGATCCCGCTCCCCGTCCCGAGCGAGCCCGGGGAGGCGAACGTCGTCAGGGTGAACGAGGAGACGTCGTCGGCAACGGTCACGTCCTCGCGCACGTCGATGTCCCGCCCCCAGGAGACGGCGGCGAGCGGCTCGTGCATCGTCGGGTCGAGGCGCTCCAGCTCCCCGACGAGGAACGCGCCGGTCGAGTCGCAGGTCCGCCCGTCGTGCGTGACGACCCCGCCGCGCCCGCCGCCGGCGCCGTAGGAGATCGGCATCCCGGGATGAACCGGGATGTCGCGCTGCCACCCCCAGAGCGGGGAGCGGTCCATCACGGGAACCGCCCCGTCGTAGGTCATCATGTTGTCGCGCGTGAACGCGCGGACTCCGCGGGCGATTGGCCGCTCGCGCGGCTCGAAGGAGGTCTTCATCGTGGTGTCCTCTCGGGTGATGATTTCGGTTGTGAGTCTCGTCCGTCGTCAGCCGTCCGCGGATCAGCTGGTGACCACGAGTTCGACGAAGCCGCTCGCGTCCTGAGGGCCGTTGAACATGTACCGCGTCGGGGCGAGCGCGATCGTATTCCCGCCGCTCGCCACGGACTCGAAGCCGCCCTGCGTGTGAGTTCCCGCCGAGGCCGCGATCCAGATGAAAACCGCGCCGCCCTTCGCGGCCGTCGGCGCGTCCGACGGGAGCTGAACCGTCACGTAGCCCTGCCGCATGAGGTCGATCTCCCCGACCGCCGGCGGAGTCGCCGAGCCGAAGGCCGCGGCGCCGAACGCCCCGCCCGAGGCCGCCTGCTGCGGGAACGGGCGAACCGTGACGCCGTAGAGCGTGGTCAGGGCACCGTCGCCAACTCCGAACGGCCGAACGCCGTTCGTCCCGTCTCCGGCGACGACGCACGGGAAGCCGTAGCTCGCGACCGGCGTGTTCGACTGAAGCCCTGGCTCGATCGAGACCGGGTGCGTGCGGTTCACGTCCCCGGGGAAGCCGGCTCCCATCCGGAAGGCGAACGCCGCGTCGCAGGTAAACGCCCGGCCGCGGGCGATCGCGCCGGAGCCGAAGATCGCGGCGACGAGTTGGCTCAAGAGGGTCTTCTTCATGGAGGTGCTCCTCGGGTCTATGAGTGTGATGATTCCTTGGTTCGACTTTTCGCGCGCGCCCCGGGCGTTTATTTCGCGTACCCGTAGCACTTGGCGTGGAGCGCGTTCAGCTCGGCGCCGGTCCTCGGCGCCTTCGCCGGGCCGCCCCGGGACGGGTCGCGCTCGCCTTCTCCGCCGCGCGCGCGGAGCATGGCGTCGTTCGCGGTCTTCCTCATCGCAGCCGCCGAGCGGAAGAGCGTGCGGATCTCGCCACAGGGCATAGCGGCCAGGTCGAGCGGCTTCCCGCCGACGAGCTGATCGATCATCGCCCGGCCCTCGGGCTGATGATACGCGAGGTCGAGCGTCGTCCTGCGGAAGCCGCAGAGCGCGTCGAGCGTCTTCTTCGCCTCCATCGCCCGGTCGAACGTCGTCGACGGGCGGATGCCGGGGACGAGGACCTCGCCGAGCGAGAGCGCCTCGCGCCAGGCGTCCTCCAGCAGGGCCGAGTCCTTCGTCCCCGCCTTGATCGCCGCGTCGCCGGTCCCAGCTGGCGCCTCTTCCTTCAGGGCGCCCTCGGCCTTCTTCGCCTCCTCGCCGAGCTGATCCGTCTGGCCCTTCTCGCCGGGCTTGTAGCCGACCTTCTCCGCGATCCCGGCGACCATGTCGCCGATGCTCTTCATGCCGGTGCCGAACTCCTCGAACCGCTTGATGATCTCCTCGTCGGTCATCCTGCGGTCCTTCTCGCCGCCGCCCCCGAGGTGAAGGTGAAGCTCGTTCTCGCCGCCGGGTCCGCCGCCCTCGTCCCGCATGAGCATCGCCTCGGGCGAGTTGCTCGCATCCCCGAGATACTTTTCGAGCGCGTCGCCACCCTTCTTCATCGCCTCCTTCAGGCCGTCCGTGAACCGCTTGAACCAGTCCTGAACCTTGGCCTTATTGCTCCCGCTGGCGTCGTCGACGGTGCGGTGATCGAGCGTCCTCATGTCCGAGTCTCCTGTGGTCTTCCGGTCGCCGATGGAGCATCGCGGGCCGCAGCGACCAGAGTCGACCAGCGCGACGTGATTCCCGATCATGGTGTGCTGCCTCCCCTTCCCCGGCCCGGTCTCGTCGTACTTCGCGTCGTAGCCGCAGGAGACCTCGCGCTTCCCGGAGCGCACGTCGGCGATCGCCGAGGGCTCGCAGACGACGATGTCCCCGAGGAGGAGATCGCTCTGCATCCCGGTCCCGCGGCGCGTCGCGATCACGGTCCCGGTCGCGTAGAGCTTCCAGTTCTCGGGCGTGATCTCGACCGGGGGATGGTCGTTCACGACCGGCTTCCCGACGTAGCTGTCGACGTGCTCCTTCCGGAAGACCTCGTCCTCCTCGCGCGTGATCTGGACTTTCCCGTCGACCCCGGAGATGAGCGGCTCGTCGTCCTCGCCGATCAGTTCGCTCTCGGCGTACCACATGATCCCCGTCCGCGCGAGCGGCACGTCGTAGCAGACGAGGAAGCCCTCGGGGGTGACGGCCTGCTTCTCGCCGAGCTTCGCCGCCTCGTAGAAGCGCGCGCGGCGAGCGTCGATCGCGGAGGAATCGTCGCACGTGAGAGGCGGCCTCAATCGCATTGGCGGAAATCGCACAGGCGAATCGAGATATTCCCTGAGCGCTTTCCTGAATTGCTCGATCATTTGATCTTCCCCGCGCGAGCGTCGGCCTGAATCTCGGCCGCGACGCGACGCATGCCGGTCCGGAGTTCGCGGTGAACTTGACTAGGCGGCCACGCGCTCACGGACGAGTCCGCGGCGGCGAGGACCTCGCCGAGCGAGTGCCCGTTGCCATCAAGCACGCGCATGAGCGAAAGCTCCGACGAAAGGATCGCGAAGGCGTAGAGGAGCCCGAGCGCCCACGCAGCGGCCAGCGGCAAGCGCGAAAGCGAACGCCGTGAGCGGCAGGTGAAGCGGGAAAGAAAAGAGCGAAACCGCGCAGAGCGCGACGAGGACGTGCCACTCGACGGGTGCGTCATGCTTTGCTCCGAGGGCGAAGAAGGCGACCGCGAAGAACGGCGCCGAGAGCGCGCCGAGTTCGTGAACGAGTTGAATCGGCTCCGAATGAGCGTATCCGACCCAGGGGAGCGTCGCCGAGAACGCCCCGAGGCCGTGCCCGAGCCAGCGCGGATCGAAGAGCGCGTCCGCCCAGATGTCGAGCCGCGCCGCCGCGCCCGGCGTCCCGAGGACGAAGAGCGCGGCGGCGACGGTTACTACGGCAGTCACGGTGGAAAATGCGAGGACCTTCCGGCCGCGGTCGAAGAGCGCGATCGCGAGGACGACGGAGAGCGCGCCGACGACGGCGGTCGAGGACCCGAGCGCTGCGGCGACCGCGGCCCCGGGGATCGCCCAGACGAGGCCGAGGCCGATCGAGGCGACGATGGCGACCATCCCGGCCTCGGCGAGGAAGTTCTTGTTGACGAAGAGTCCGGCCGGCGGGACCGCCTGAAAGACGCCGTCGAATCCGAAGACCTGAGCGATCGCGAGCGCCGCGGAGGCCGAGACCCCGAGCGCGAGGCCGACCCAGACCTGGCGGAGGTCCGGCGTCGATGCGCCGAGCGCGAAGACGACGCCGAGAACGGCGAGCCGCGCGAGATCGTCCGCGCCGGTGAGCGCGTCGGGAGCCCAGAGAAGCGACGCCCCGGAGATCAGGAGCAGCGCGGCCGGAATCGCCCACGCCGCTCCGCCGACGCGATCCCGCGAAAAGAGCAAGACGCCCGGCGCGATGGCGGCGATCGCGGCCCACCTCGGGACGGTCGCAGGACCGATCATGCCGGGCCAGAACGCGAGCGCGACGACGAGGCCGAGCGCGAAGAGGGACCAAGCGAGCAGGCGAGGCTGATCTCCGACTCGCCCGGGCCGTTCCCGCCAGCCCGCCTGGGAAGACGAATTCACTGGAGCGAGCATCCGATCGTGCCGGTCACGGTCGCCGTCGACGTTATGGTCAAGCTCGTCCGCCACGTCCGGGCCACGGGATAGCCGATCGAGAGGTTCGCCGTCGTGACGATGTCGCCGCCGGCCGCGATGAAGCTCGTCGTCGCCGGTGTGGTCACGTTCGAGCTTGTGATGAGGTTGTAATAGACCCCGCTCGCCGCGTCCTTGTTCTGGATCGTGAACGTGCTCGTGGGCGCGCCCGTCGAGGTCGTCTGACGGAACACGCAGGTGATCCGCGTCACGTTGAACCCGGACTGATCCGCCGAGTTGAACGTCGCCGGCCCCTGCGCTGCCGTCAAGGTCTGAATCGCCCCGTTGTCGCGCGTGAGCGGCCCGATGATCTGGATCGCGCCCGCAGTCTGACCGAGCGCCGGTCCTTGATAGACGAGGAACCCGACCCAGGCCGCGACGAGAACGGCGATGACGGGCATGATCAGCAGGGCTTTCCAGGGCTTCGAGGGTCTCATTGACCGGGCCTCCGAGAGTTTTGAGGGCGCATCGCGGCAGACTATATCCGCAGCGCGGAGGGAACCGGGAAGTAGAAAACTATCCTACGGGGAATTTCGTACGGCAGAATCCGGCGGAACCCGGTTGAAACCGGGTTTTTTCTACGGGGTCGCGTCGATCGCGGCGAGCGTTTCGGCGTCGACAACGGAGTCGCCATAATTCAACGAATCGCCGAGTCGAAGCGCGGCATCCTTCGCGAGCGCTCCGCGCTTCTTCGGGATCGCTGCGACGATGGTAGGCGGAGACTTCGAGAAGTCTATCAGCGTCCAACCGCGGCTCGTACGCATGAGGTTGATCGGCAAGTCAGGTCCCCAGGAGTAGCCCGGCCGGTTCTTCACGCGATCTCCTCTGGCAGGATCGGCTCCGGATAACAACGGCAGTTGTAAATCGCGCCGGCGTGAGCGCGCTCCCCGTTCTCCCCGGCGATCGGCGGATCGTCCCAGGAGATCACCTTGCCTTCGAGCTTGCGGTGAATCGGCCGGACGTCGGCGTCGAGCGCGGTCCGCCAGATGTAGCCGACGCTCCCGATCGCCTCGGCGCGGACGCGCGCGACGTGACTCGACGCCCGCCCGATCTCGGTCCGCGCGATCAGGTTCGCGCGCGCCTTCGCGACGAGGCCGGTCCGCATGATCTCCTCGGAAACTTCCTTTGCCCGCGCGCCGGACGAGAGCGCCTCGATCGAGAGGCGGTGAACCCTCGCCGCCGCCTCCTCGGGGAGGCTCGTGATCAACTCGACCTGCTCCTCGCGGAGCGAGGCGAGCGTCGGCCTGATCGGCGCGCGCCGGATCGAGGACCTGATCTCCTGGCCCATCTCCGAGGCGAGCGAGTTCCAGGCGCGCTCGTCGCGGAGCGCGACGTCGGCGAGGGTCTTCTCGGCGACCGCGGCGGCCCATGGCCGGACGATGTCGCGATAGCGCCGGAGCGCCTCTACGAGCCGCGCGGGGGCCTCGACGACGCCGCGAGGAGCCATCTTCTCGACGATCCGCCCGACCTCGCGCGCCACTCCGCGGAGCTGCTTCGCGTATCGGCGCTCCGCGAGCCGGACGCGGAGCCAGCGCTCGCGGGTCGCCCGCCTCGCCTCGCGACGCCCGCGGAGGTCTAGAACGAGGGGTCGCGCGCCCACCGCTTGAACTCCGGCATCGACATCTCGTAGATCGCGCTAACGCGGCGCCAGGCGTCGTCCGAGTAGCTCGCGACGTAGTCGGCCGCCGCGCGGACGATCGTCTGATACCCGAAGAGAACCTTGTGCTCGTCGAACTCCCGAGTCTCGGGATCGACCTGCCGGACGACGAACACGCGGTCGCTCAGGGCGTTCGGGCCGACGAAGCAATCGAGCGGCTCGCCGTCCCCGCCGTCGACCCGGCGGACGTAGCCGTAATCGGCCGCGAGGACGGCTTCCCAGGATTCGCCGTCGGGCCCCACTCCGCGCCGGACCGATCCCTTCGGGTTCTCGATCACGACCTCGATCCCGTGAACCCGGAGCATCTCCCCGGCGGCGATTATCCCGGAGGTGAGGTCCACGTCGTCGAGGAAGACGCGGGTCACGCCAGCTCCATCAGGAGTTCCTCGTCGCGGCGCCGGTCTTCGTCCACACGCCGTCCTGCCGCGTGAGCCCGGTCGCGCGCGTGGTGGCGTTAGTCCAGTCGAGAAATTCGAGCGTGACTACGCCGGCGTTCAGGAACGCGAACACGTCGAAGGGCAGGTCGGTCGTGCGGCCGGTGACCGCCAGCGAGACCTCCGCCGACGGCACGCAGAGCTGCCAGTTCGCGCCGTCCCAGAGGGCGATCCGGTTGCCCTTGTACTGGCACAGGAAGATCGTCGCGAGCGCGGCATTGTCCGCCGTCATGATCGGCGTGGCGGAGACGCCCGACAGGCGGAAGTCGTTGGTCTTCGGATCGACCCCCAAGGCCGAGCCCGCGGCCTTCACCTCGCCGTTTGCCGTGTAGACGAACGGCGTCCCGGCCTCGTTGACGACCAGCGCCTCCTTCGGCAGCAGGGTGATCGGTCCGAGGTCCTCCGTGGTGACCGGGCCAGCGGTGACGCGCTGGAGCGTCACCGCGTTGGAGACTGTCGCGTGCTTGTTCTTTGCGCCGATCCGCTTGGCCCTGCGCCCGAGGTTGGCGCCGGCGGGGCTGAGGATGTCCGTCGTCGCCGCGGCGATGATGTTCGTCACCTGGCTGCCGATCGAGTCCACCGGGGGCGCGCCGGTGGTCAGGTCCCAGATGGCGTAATCGACGCTGACGTCGAGATTGCCGGCCGCGGAGCTAACGAGCTGCAGCTTCTCCGTTGCGCCCTTTATCTGGAACACGATCGTCAGCGACCGCGATCCGCGTTCTTTTTCTTCGCCGCTTCCTCGGCGCGGGCCGAGGCTTCCTTTTTCGCCCTGCGCTGCTGCGCGGGATCGAGCGAGGCGTCGGCGAAATCCTTCACCGCCCCGAGGGCGGCCTTGACGCGCTCTAGTGGCTCGTCATCGTGATCCGCGATCGAGCGGACGGCCATCTTCGCGATCTCGACTTTTCTCTCAAGATTCATGCGTTCCCCGCTGTGATGCGAAACCCGTTCCCGGTCGCGCCCGTTACCGTGACGATCTGACCGACGGCGATGTTGACGTTGTCGACCGTCATGTCGCCCCCGCCTCCGGTCGCCGTGACGTTTCCCTGAACGTGGCAGGTCGCCCCGGTCGAGTCGTAGATGCGGAAGCTCGCCGCGTTCCCGGCGCCGGTAGCAGCCGCAGACCACGCCCCGGTCTTGTCCTTCACGCCGGCGGCGGCGTTCGTCATCCAGTCCGAGGGGAGCGTGATCGTCACGAGCAGACCCGCCGGGTCCGCAGCCGCGCAGTTCGCGGGCTCCGCGCCGGAGAATATCTTCAGGAGCGGTCCGGTCCCGATCGTCGTCTCGACGGCGTCGAGCTTCGCGTTTTGGACGCCGACGGAGTACTGATACAGCGCGAGGCGCAGCGGCCAGAGCAAGAGCGAGAGCAAGTTCTTCATCATGGCGGATTCTATTCCTTGTGCTCGATGTTCCTCTCGATGATCTCGCCCTCCACGTCGCGCTTGATCGTCTCGCGCGTCGATTTCGGGTGCCCCTTGACCGTGAGCGAGACCGGGACCTCGACCCTCGGCGCGGCGGCCGGCGCGACGTGAACCTGCGCGCCCTCGACCGTCACGGGGACCTTGACCTCTGGGGCCGCCGCTGGCTGAACCTCGACCCGCGTGTCTCCCTCGTGAACCGTCACGGCGGCCGGCGGGACGACGATCGGCTCGCGCTGCCGCGAGAGCGCGTCGGCGAGCACGCGGTTCGAGGCGGCGAGCGAGTCCATGGCCTTGGCGTTCGCGTCCTGCGCGCGCTGGAGCGCGTCCCGAACCGCCGCGTCCCGGACCGCCGTGACGCCGTCGTCCGCGTGCTCCGCGGCGCCGTTCGTCTTCTTCTTCGGCGGCGCCCCGGCCGATCGAGCGGGGGTCTCGATCGGCTCTCCGTCCGGCCCGAGCGCCTCCTCGCCGCGCGGGGCGAGTTCCTCGTCGGCCTGCGCGATCTCCGCGTCCGTGATATTCGAGAAGCGCCCCGTGACGTGCGAGGACTGCTTCAGCTCGCGCATCGCCGTCGCCTGCGACATGAAGCCCCGCTCCTCGGCCGCCGCGATCGAGCGCCCGTCGGTCTCGGCGATCTCCGCCTTCTCCTTCTCCTGGAGCTGCCAGAGCGACCGGAACTGAATCCAAAATCCGTCCGGGAGCTTTATCCCCGCCGAGCCAGCAAGCGCGCGGTAGACGCGCGTCATCGGGACCCGGAAGCTCGTCTCCTGCCGCGCCTTGATGTTGTCGTAATAGGTCCGGAGGTCGGACTCCCCCGTCGAGTTGAGCCCCGCCGGCGCCTGCCCGAGGAGCCGCACGAGCGGGATCTGGAGCGCCCCGGCGACCTGCTGCGCGAACGCGATCATCAGGTCGGCGAGGCCGGCGAAGACGGTCCGCTCGGTCCCCTCGAACTTGTCCTTCATGTCGAGCAGCGTCATCCCCTCCATCGTCTGAAACCGCCGGAACATGTCGACGTAGCGGAGGAGCCCCTCCAGAGGCTTCCCGCCGGCGGCGATGATGTCCCTCAGGCCCTCGATCTGATACGTCCGGAGGTACGCCTTGTACGCGAGCTGCGCCGCCCCCGTCGTCGTCGAGTCGAAGGCGACCATGCGGTCGTAGAGGCGCTCGATCTCGCTCTCGCCCCAGAGCTGCTCGATCAGGCGCTGATAGTACGAGAGTTCGATCCCCTGAAGCCTCATTACGCGCGAGTGATGAATCCTCTGCCCGAAGAGCGCCGGCGCGTCCGCGAGCACCTTGTAGAACTTCGGGAGCCCGAGGTCCGGCCCGAGGTCCTGAACGAGGTCGTTCAAGCTCGGCTCGACCTGCCAGCGGTCGAGAACGAAGAGCCCCTTGAACTGATTCCGCCCGACGGTCTCCACGCGGAGCGGCGTGTCGAACCTCTGCCCCTCGACGAGCATCACCGCTATCGCCCCGCCGAAGAGCCGCGCCCACTTGACCGTCGAGCAGGAGTTCGGCCAGACGCGGAGCGCGACCGCGAGTTCCTCGATCTTCCGGATGTCCGTCGGGTCGAGGTCGCTCTGAAGCTCCACGCCCATCTTCGTCATGTCCTCGGCGATGATGTCGACCGCGACCCCGCCGAGCCAGGACCCGCGGTGAATCCACTCCAGGAGCGTCCTGATCCGCGTGATCGGGTTGAACCCGTACGTCGCCGACGAGAGCGGGTTGTCCGCCCCGATCCCGAGCTTGTGCTGGAAGTTGACGAACGAGTCGCTCGTCGCCGCGTCGGCGAACTTCGCCACGTTCGAGTCGCGCGCCTTCGCCGCCTCCTTCCGCGCTCGCGCGTCTGCGCGCCGCGCGTCGAGCGCCACGCCTCTCACGGATCGCCTCTCGGTCGCCACGGGCTCAGGTCCTCTCGATCACGGCGCCACGCCGTAGTATTTCAGATATGCGACGCGCCAATCGCCGACGAGCGCGAGGCGCGCCTCTCGGAGCCCGATCTTGCCCGAGCACACGTCGCGGCGGAGCCGGTTCTCCAGCCGGTCCTTGAGCCGCGCGTTCCACGGGCTCCCCGCGATCGGCTGAGGCCATAAGTTCTGAACCTCGTCCGCCCCGCCGAGTTCGCGCGGGATCAAGTGATCGACCTCGCAGCCCTCGGCGCCGCACGCCGGGTCGTCGCGCCCGGAGAGGCCGTAGGAGGCGAAGACCGCGTGCCTCATCGCCGCCGTGACGTGCCGCGCGTCGCGGCCCCACTTCGTCGCGCAGATCGCGACGAACGAGATCGGGCGCGTCGAGCCTGGGGTCTTGAACAAGTCAGGCACGTCGCGAGCGAACGGCCGCGCGGACGCCGCGATGATGGCGAACCCTCCCGGGCCAGCGAGCGCGATCGACGAGGAGAGGAGCGCTAGGAGCAGGGCGACGAGCCTCATGCGAGCCTCTTCTTCTTCGCCTTCTCCGCCGGCGCCGTGGCGACCTCCCCGTTCTGAACCGTCCCCGCCCAGCCGCAGGCGTCGTCCTCCTCCGCGATCGCCGGGGCGAGCGTCAAGGAGTCGAGCGTCTTCCCCGAGACGACGCGCCAGCGCTTCGGCTTCCCGAGCTTGTTCTTCCCGATCTCCGGATCGACCGGCGCGCCCCAGAACCAGAGCCGCGCGCGGTGCGCGTGCGCCTTCCCGCGCTCCGCCGTCGCCTTCGGGCACGCGAACTGAACGCCGTGCGCCTCCGCGAACGTCTCGACCGGGATGACCCAGTGAGCGACCTTCGCGCCGGGGTTCAGCCTGAGCGCCTCGGCGTGCGGCTCTCGCGCCTCGTACCGGATGAACGTCGCTTCGAGATCGGAGAGCTTCACGATGCTTTGACGTCGGAGACGCTCAGCGCGTCGAAGACTTCGGCGACCTCGCGCGGGTCGCTTGCCCGCGCGTCCCGCCACTCCGAGAACGCGGCCACTTCCCAGCGACCGCCTCGGCCGATTCGCCTCGCGCGAGGTCGCCGGATCTGAACGACGAGCTGACCCATGAAGTTGCCGCGGAGGCGCACCTCGGGCGCGAGGATCGGTTCCAAATTTTCGGCCACGCGCGCTATCTTATCAACTTTCGGCGAAATGCCCAGGAGACCACCGCGGAGCGCGTCGAGCAGCCGGTCAAGTTCATGATCCGAACGAGCTGATTGGTCACCGCGGCCTCGCTCGTGTTCATCAGGAGCGCGATGTCCTCGTTCCGCTTCCCGTTCGCGATGTACTGGACGATCTCGACCTGCTTCGGCGAGAGCGCGCTCGGCGATTCCCCGCGCTTGAACTGCCCCGTCGAGGGATCGCGGCCGTTCATCCGGCGAGCTTCGCCCACGTCGCGAGCCCCCCGCGGTGCTGGATGTACCCGTCGAGCCCGTAGCGGATCGCGTCGATGTAGTCGTTGTGCGCGTCGATGATGATCGGCAGGACCTGCGGCGCGTTCGTCTCCGGGTCGATGACGCGCGGGTCGACTTTATACGAGTACGTCCCCGCGTTGCTCTCGGTCCGCACGCAGCGCGGGTGAATGACGATGACGTGCCCGCGGAGGTGCGTGATCCCGTCCTCGACCGACCCGTTCCACTTCTCGGCGGCCGAGGCGTTGAACCCCTTCCCGCGGAGGAACGAGATCGTCTCCGGGCGCGCCGAGTCGCACTTGATCGGCCACTCCCGCGCGCCCGGGACCGCGTCGTGAAGCGCCGGCAGCTCCTCCGTGTCGACCCCGGTCCCGCCGACCTCGTGCTCGACGAAGATCCGCGGGTAGTCGGCGAGCGGGTCGCCCGGCTCAATCAACCCCAGTTCGCGGCAGCGCTGGTTCGAGAGCACGAAGAACCGAACGATCGCCGCCGGCGAGTTCGCGAAGCCGAAGTCCTCGCCGAACATCAGGCGCTCGGCCTGCTTCCAGAGGTCGTCGGGGAACTCCTTGACCCGGAACCGCCCGCCGAGGATCACGGCCGTCGAAATCTTCCGCGGCTCCCCGAGCCAGATGTGCCGATAGACGAGCGGATTCGTCTCCCGGTCGTGCTCCATGAGCGCCCGAAGCCGCGTCGGGAAGAACGGGTTCTCCGTGTAGTTGACCTTGTGAACGATCGCCCCGGGCGGCGGGTTCGTGACGAACCGCGTGTGCGTCGCCGAGGTCTCGTCCGTGACGTTGAACGAGACCCAGACCTCCGAGTCTGGGAGCCGGAAGACGGTCGCGAGGAGATCGAGCCAGGACTGCTCCGTCGTGTTCTGCGCCTCGTGAACCCAGGTGATCTTGACCGCCTCCGTCGACTTGATCTCCTCCGAATTGTGGTGCAGGCCCTTGAAGATGAACTCCGTCCCCGCGTAGGATCGGATCGACTTGTCCGTCACGTCGAACTGCGAGTCGAGCCCGAGCCGCGTGATCATGTGCCTCAGCACGCGGTGAACCGAGTCCGCGATCGACTTCTGATACTCGCGCGTGCAGAGTACGATCATCGCCTCCTTGACCGCGCGCTTGAGGAGCGTCTCGGCGAACGCCCAGTCCTTCGCCGCGCCGCGCCCGCCGTAGAAGACCTTGTACGGCGCCGGGAGAAGGAGGTCGTGGAACACGTGCTCCGGCCGCTCCACGAGCGACTGGTAGCTCCGGACCATCTCCCGCCTGCGCCGCTCGCCGGCGACCGCAGCTCCGAGCGCCGCGAGCGGCAGGGCGGCTTCTTCTAGGATCGCCTCGTCGACGAACATCGGCGCGCGACTAGTGAAGGTGCGCCTCCGAAATGAACGAGCGCCCGCTCTGAGGCGGCTTCGCAAGGCCCATCTTCACGGCGAGCGCCCAGACGAGGTCGGCGAAGCGGTCGATCCACTGATCCGCGATCCCGCGGCGCGTCTGTCGCTCGACTTCGCAGAGCGAGCACGCGCGGGACTTCGGCCCGAAGTCGCGGAGGAGTTCGACCGCGTGAGCGTGGATCTCCAGCCAGCAGACGACGTAGGGATCGAAGTCGCCCTCGTTCCGCATCTCCCCCGAGAGCCAACGGTTCGCGAGTTCCTTCGCGCGCTCGGGCTTTACGAGCCGCCAAAGGTCGCGCTTCTGAAGGGCGGCTTGAAGCCGCTCCCTGTGAACCTTGCAGATGCTCACGGGCCCCCCTAGCCCCCGGAGCCGACCTTCCCGACCGGCGCATCGGTCCCGCCGGCAGCCGCGTGCTTCTTCGCCACCTCGGCGTCGAAGTCAGCCTGCCGTACCACGTTCCTGGCTTGGATGATCTCGGAAGCAACAGCCGGATCGTCCAGCGCCTCTTGAAGCTGAGTAACCGCCGTTTTGAGCGAGGCGACGTCGGCGTCGAGGAGTTTGACCGCGTTCCGGACTTCGACCTCGAACTCGGCGAGCGCCCTCTGCGCCTCGTCGAGGTGAGCGACGAACTCGCTCTGCAACAGGGCGATGTGCTGCGCGAGCAAGTCGGGCTGCCCGTGGAACAGCTTCTGCTCGACGCGGGTGCGAAAGTCCTCCAAGCCGTGGCCGATCTCTTCGAGCTTCGTCTTCAGGTTCTCGAACATGGGTACTGCGCTCCTTTCCGGGTTGGTCAATAGTGCCTCGCGAGGATCAAGTTCGAGACGTAGTATCTCCCACCTCGATCGAGGTCCACGTTGAACGAGACGATGAACCCCGCCGTCTTCGCCGCGTCCATTTGAGCCGCGAGCGCTTTCAGCGTGACCTCGATCTCGGCCCTGATCTTCTTCGCCTCTTCGACGTTCTGCTCGTCGGCCCGCTTCATCTGCAAGACGACGGCCGAAGGGTCTTCATCATGCGCCACGCAATAGACGGAACTCACGAGAGCTTGTTCCTGGCAGTCGATGCGCGCGCACTTCATATTCGATCTAGCCAAGCTAGGAAACGACATACCCAACTAGCGTGACGCCCGTCTACCACAAGACCGCAAGCGGCGCAGACTATTCGAGGCGACGGAGGAACGGGCGGGGCGGGGATCATTAGCTATTCTCGCTACCTTCGCCGGCGGAGGCGCTCACCATCCCGATCTTCTGCATCAGCCCGAGGAGCGTGTCGAACTCCGCCTGCGAAAGCGCCTGAAGGCTCGCCGCCGCGCGCTTCACGAGCACCTCGATCGAGCCGCCATCTTTCCCCGTGTGCTCCATCGTCGCGAGCCTGTGATGCATGTACGGCGCGGCGTCCTTCGCGATCTCGCAGGCTTCTCGCATGAGTCGCCGGTCGAATTCCTTCGGCTTGCGCTCCTTCCGCTGCCTCTGATCCTTCGACTTCTTCGCGGTCGGGTCGAGGGTCGCCTCATCCCAGAGCGCGCGCATTGTCCTCATCATCACGTCGACGGGGAGGACGCCGCCGTCACGCGCGTACTGATCCGCTCGGCGCCGAGAGACGAGCGTGGTGGCCTCGGGAGGACGTCCCGCACCAGGTCTAGCACCGCCCTTGGGCATGATAGATTTATTTCAACCAAGCACTTGTCACGGGGCCGATTCTACTCCGGAACCGTTCGAGGGCGAATCGAACTGCCGCTCGACGGCGTTCCTACCTCGCGCGCAGCGCGGGTCCGAGCGAGCGCGCGCTCCATCTCCGGGGAGACGCGGAGCGGGACGAACGGGCGCTCGGCGGGCGGCGGAACCGGATCGGCGAGCGGCTTCCCGACGAAGCCGGTCACGAGCCGGGTCGAGGCGCCGAAGTCATCTGGCAGGGGCAGCGCGAGCGCCTTCGCGATCGCTCGGGCGATCGAGGCGATGCCGCACTGGGGCGAGAGGTTCACGCCGTGAATCAGCGAGAGCTTCTCGCGCGCGGCGCGCCGGACCGACGGGGGGACCATGATCAAGAGGCCGTGCTTCGCCCTCGACGTCGATCCGCGCCCCCGGCGAGGACGCGGCCCGCCGATTCGCCCGCGCGGCGGGGCGTCGAAGTCCAGATCGTCAGTCAAGGGCGCCTCCTTCCGAATCGTTCGAGGCCGCGCGATCGGAACGGCCGAGTTCGACCCGAACCGGGACGATTTCCGATCCCGGCGGGCACAGCTTCATGATCTCTTCGGCGTCGACCTTCGTCTGAAAGACGTGCGCCGGCCTCCGCTCGTTCACAGCTCCGGGAGGCGACCAGACGAGATTCGGCGGTCGCGTCCCGATGTCGAGCGCGCAGAAGTAGAGCCCGCGGTGCTCGATCGCGAAATGCGTGGCCGGCGACGCCGAGCGTTCTCGATCGCGAAGCGCAGCAGCCTTGAGCGCGGCCTTGACGTCCTCGACGCTCGTCGTCCCCTCGGCACACGGATCGACCATGATCGCGTAGAGTTCGTTCAGGAAGTCGGCCACCGCGTTCGTGTGGTTCGCGAACCGCTCCTGAAGATGCTTCACCTGACCGAGTTCGGCGCTGCCATCCGGCGAGCTGCAGGCGACGAGCGCCGAAAGTTCCGACCAGACGCGGTTCGCCTCGGCGAGGGACCCCTCCAGCGCCGCGATCCTCTGATCGATGGGGCGCCAGCCGGGGCGGAGGTCGTCCAGCTCGCTGGCATAGAAGCCCTCGGCGAGCAGCCGCGCGTGCTGACGATCCTGCGCGCCGCTTCCGTACCGCTTGACGTAGGCGATCCATGCCTCGTCCCAAATGGCGCGCGAGACGGTCAGGCCGCGGGTCCCGCAAATCGGCACGCGATCTTTGTCGGGCGAAGTCATCGAGGAGCGAGGTCGTCGACCTCGTTCAGCGCGCCGGTCATTTTGGCGATCTTGTACAGATTCCCGCTCCGCAGCCAAAGTTCCTGACGGCTCAGGGCGCGGTTTCGCTCGGCGTCTTCTCTGGCCCCGCGCGAAGTATTACAGCCGTGACACGCGGCGACGAGGCGCCGCTCGTTGTCCCGCGGCGGGATTCGGCGGGTCGGATCGAGCCGCGACCGGAGGTGATCGATCGTGCAGGCGTTCGGCGGCAGGCGACCCGACTTCGCGCTCGGCTCGACGAGGACCATCGGCCGGCGGCACCAGTGGCACAGTCCGTCCTGCTCGTGCCAGAGGACGACGCGCTTCTTCGACCAGCCGTTCTTCGAGGTCGCGATGAACCGCGCCGCTTCCATCGGGAGCTTCCTGCCGAGTACCACGAGGACTGGCGCGGGTCGCCTCGCCTGACGGACCCGCTTCGATGGCGCGTCGGCGCTCGGCGGCAGAGCCAACCCCGCGCGGCGGAGCGCGTCGGAGATCAGCGGATAGCGCCGGACGGAACTCACGATCGATAAACCGCATGACCAGGCCGGGCGCCGCCGAGGATCATCTCGCGCGTCTCGCGGAGGCGCCGCGCCGAGCGCCGCGCCGCTCGCGCCTCCGGTCGCTCGGGCCGCCTCGGGAGCCCGAGAGCTTGCTCGATCGACCACTTGGCGAGCCGCCTGTAGAGTCCTTGGTAAGTCAACCCGAGTTCGCGGGCCCAGGCGCGCACCGTCATGCGACGCCCGTCGAACTCGTAGGTCTTGGACCATGACTTCCTAGATGAAGAGTCCCTGTTGCTCATCATAGCTCTCAGACGCGACGTTCTTTCGATACCGATCGTACTCCTCGAACGGCGCGCTCTTCCAGACGAAGCCGTTCGCCCAACGGACTACGTCGGCGAGCTTCTGGGCGGTCCAGTCGAAGCGCACGTGCGGCTCTCGATGCAACGAGGAGAGCTTGATGTACGGTTGGACGTGCGGCTCGCAGCCCGCGTCGATCACTTCTTGGATGCGCGCCATGCATTCGGCATATGGTTCGTTTCCGATCAGGACGTAGACCCGCTTTCGCTTGGGTCGCTCGGCTTCGAGCATCTTCATCACACGGCGCACTTGAGGTCCTTCCTTCATCTCGTCGTAGGCGAAGCGCCACGGACCCCCGCCAGCGTTCAGGAGCGGCTTCCAGCGCCGATAGACCTCCTCGGTGAACGTGATCGGCTCGAATCCGGAGTTCGCGTCCCGGAGCGGCATGCCCACTTCTTGATAGCGCCGGATAATATGATCCTGGTAGTCGGCCGGCAGGGCCGACAGATTGTTGTCGCAGAGGACCGGCCGCACCGGGAAGTCTGGCAGCAGCGTAAATTCGCGCCCTTCCATCGCCGGGACGATACAGAACCAACAGCCGACTGGACAGCCGCGGCTCGCAATCGTCGCGTCCGGATTGTGGCGCGCGATCGCGTCCGGATAGTCGGCTCGGATCTCGGCCACGTCAGCGAGTTCGTGCTTCATCTTGCTCAGGAACAGCGCTGGCCCACCCGCGATCACCCGCCGACCGCACGCCTTGGCGAAAAGCGCGCGTGAGTACGCTTCGTCGAGCTTCCACGTGAAGGCGATCGACAGGAACGTCGTGTCGCCTTCCTGCCACTCCGCGAGTCCCCCGATCCATTTCCCACTCAAAATGGCGCTGCGGAGAGCAGGTCGGCGGTCGCCATCGCCTCGGCCGGTCCCGGGAGGCCGACCTCGTTGAGCGAGAATCTCGCCCTTTCCGGATCGTAGCGCCCGATCGAGACGAGCAGCCGACCGTCGCTGACCGGATTCCCGCGGAAGACCTCCTCGCGGTCGAAGAGCGAATCGTCGGCGATGACGCCGGCGAGCTTCAGCGAATCCAGGACGAGCTTCCAATAGTTGTCAAGGTCGAACCGCCGCGCGCCGAACGACGCCGGCGGGTAGGCGAGCATGACGACGTCGAGGCGCCCGGAGAGCCGAGGCGGGACTTGATGCCCGCGACGGACCTCGACCGTTACGCGGTGCTTGTACGCCTTCGCCTCGTCGGAGCCCATCCGCGCCATGTAGACTTTCCCCGCCTTCGGTCCCTTCTTCACCTTCGCGCGCCGGTTGACATATTGCTCGTTGAGCGACGGTGGCCACGGGAGACAATAGATGAAGCGGTCGCTCACGTGCCGCGATCTACCGCCGAATAATACGTCACGAGGAATCCGCGGCGCTCGGGCGAGAACACGACCGCCTTTCGCCGGAGCGCCGGGAGGCCGCCGAAGTCGATGCGCGCCTTCGCGAGCATCGCGTCGTGCCGATCGGGCTCAAGCGGCCAGCCGAACGTCGCGCAGCGCTGAACTTCTGCGAGCGGGAAGCACAGCTCGATCGCCCATAGCGCTTCGCGGTTCGAGACTTCGGGGACCCTCGGGATCGAAATGGAGTCCCAGCGCTCCAACTCCCCGAGAACGAAGGCGCCGAGCGAGTCGATCCGCTTGGCGTTGAGCCTCTCGGCTTTCCACCGCGCCCCCAAGTAGAAGCCGAAGAGAAATCCGCCGATCATTCCGAGAGCGATGGCGAGTGGCTGAAAATTCATGCGACCTCCGGCGGCCCGTAGCGGTGCCGTCTCCCGTCCTCGCGCCGCGTGATGCGCCCGATCTTTGCGAGATAGCACAGCGCCATCATGATCCGCTTTCGGCTGTGAGATCGGCGGAACTCCTCGCTGATCTCCGCGACCGAGAGCGGCCGGGTCGCGCGCTCGACGAGTTCGATGATCTTCTCGTGAAACTCCGTCACGCGCTGGCAGGCGTACGCGGAGAGGTCCGGCGCCTCGTGAACGCGGACCCGAGTCGCTTCCGGGACGTGCCCGCGCGGTGCCCGAGGCTCGCAGCCGGCGAGGTCGCGCGAAACGACGTCGCTCCCTGGAATGAGGCATTGAGCGAGATTCAATGCCGCCTCGTCGTCCCGTCGGGACTCGCGCGCGAAATCTCTGCCGCAGTTTCGAGAAGCGAAGGAACTAGATTAACGTTCTTCGCGTTCGTGACGACTTCGACGAGACCGGCTTCGTCTTGGGTGACGATCACGATTGCAAGCGGCTTTCCAAAAAGTCGCGCAAGGAGCGCAGATACTTCGGAGCGAATCGCCTGAGCTTGCTCGTCGGTCACGCGAGCCTCAGGAAAAAGAACGCAGTGACGATGGCCGACCCGATCGCGCCGGTCGCCAAACCCAAGATCCAGAAGAGCCAAGCCGATGCTCGCGCGCGTTCGAGCAATCCTCCGGCGATCACGCTCATCATCAAGAGGATGCCGACGAGGATTATGCCTCCAGCCATCATGCGAGCCTCGCGAGGCGAGCTTCCCAGGCACCGTTGTGATCGCGGTAAAGGTGCTTGTCCGGACCGACTTCGGTCGCGCATTTCGGGCAGAGCGGTTCGTCGCAAGTCTTGTTCGGATTCTTCGGCGTCGGCGTCTTCCAGTCGCAGAGCAGCGTCGAGACGTTCCCGCAGCCGCAGCGAATCTGGCGCGCGCCGGCCGAGCAGACGATGGCGACGCCGCCGCCCGGGAGAGGCATCTTCGAGCATTTCATGCGCCGTGCCGATACCCGAAGGTGACCGTGGCCGTGATCGCGAGCGCGGAAAGCCAATATGAAACGTCGGCCCAACTTCCGGCGAACGCCCAGCGGACGGAGTTCAGAAAATACAGCGTCATGATGACGTAGTTGAAGATCCGCGGATCGAACAACAACGCCGAAAAGTTGACGCTCACGCGAGCCCCGCGAGTTCGAGCGCGTTCACGTCGTTCCCGGTCACGGCGCAGCGCTTCCGGCCGCGCTCCACGAGGACCGGCGGCTCGGCGCGGAGGAGTTCGTTCACGCGCCCGCAGACGACGTTGATCCCGAGCGCGAGATCGCGCGCGAGTTCTTGCCGCGTCGCGCGCAAGCCCGGCGTCGCCTCGAAGTGCATCACGACGACTAGCTGCTGAGCGGTCAACTTCCCCGAGGCGCGATGAGCCTGGTACGCCTCGATGCTCGTCGCCCTGACGCCGCTCAGCCTCGCCTCGCCCAGGTCCAGCGATGGATCTTCCCCTCGACCGGCTCGCCCTTCGGGAGGACGAGCGTCTCCAGCGCTCGGAGCGGCCCGAGCTTTCCCGGCCTCGTCGAACGGCCAAACCGGAGCCGCAGGACGAGATACCGCCGGCCGGTTGACGTCCCCACGGCGTCCCCCGGCATCGGCGCCAGCCCGTCCCACCACAGGACCGACAGCACGCTTCGCTCCCATGCCCTTTTCATT